TCGTACGGCAATTCTTAAATTTAATTTTGAGATTGATAAGACTGAATCTATGTTAGTTAAAGACTTTGAAAAGAAATATCTTAACGAATACGAAACCACTTTTTCAAAGGATGTCTAGGTTTAGGCTTTTCTTTCCTCATTTCCGCTACAACACGATTAGCTTCTAATTCAATTAATCTATTTAGCAATGAAGCCATAAAAATATCTTGATCAAACTTCTTTCTAACCATATGTGTACAATATTTTTTTATACTATCTAAATCATTACTTTTCATAATTTCTCTACATTGCATTTCGATTTCTAGCTCCAACTCTGGTGGTGCTGGCTCTATATCAATGTTGAGAAATTTAGTAACTTTCATTTCATTGAAGGAGGAAAAAGTTGACTTTCAAGCATCGCAACCGCTTTATCATCTAAAGTATTTGTTGTTTGTTTAGCGATTGATTTTAATAAATCCACGACTAATCTTTTAACAGCAGTTGTCGTTAAAAAGGTCATTAAGATTGGTTTTAGAATCTTATACATAAGTTTGATATATCTATTACTACCTTACCGCTATTTGCCAAACTTGGCCTTAATCCTTATATTTGTAGTATATCACTAAGATTATGGCAACTCAAGACCCAAAAACCGACCCACAAATAGAAGAAAAAGATGAGAAAGATAGTCCTTCTCTTCTGTCAAATATTACGCAAATGATTATACTTTTTTGGAGTTTGGGGGTAATTTCTTACGCATATTTCGGAAATTCAATCAAACAAATTGATACGACTTTCGCTGCTGGATTATTGTCGGCAGTGATGTCTAATATGGGATTACAGGTGA